TTGTCAATTCTGCTATCTAACGGTGACTTGTGAGGATTAGTATGCTAGATGATAATTGTCGCCAGCGGACATGCTGCTATGCAGATGCCTCCCTGTTTGCTCAGCGCGTGAAAGCTGGCGACACTAATGAAAACTAGAGGGTGGTGGGATTATTCCCCACTATAAAGAGATGTAATGGCAAAGCGCGGACCTCCAACATTCAAACCAACCGACGAGGAGCGTGATCTGGTCGAACAGATGTGCAAGGTCGGAATCCCCCAAGAGTCTATATGCCGCGTGATTAGAGACGGCATAGACGACAAGACGCTTCGAAAACATTTCCGGCGGGAACTGGATACATCGAAGATTAAGGCTAACGTCGCCGTCGCTGGCGCGCTGTACAACAAGGCTGTGAACGGCGACACGGGCGCGCAGATATTTTGGGCCAAGACGCAAATGGGCTGGAAGGAAAAGAGCGAGATTGAACACAGCGGCGACATCAACTGGTCCATTCAGAATATCTACGAGAAATGATAGTTCAGCGCCGCATCAGGAATTACCAGGCCCCGCTGCATAGGTATATGGTGGACGGTGGGATGCTCAATAAAAGGGCAATCTGGCTGGCTCACCGAAGAGCCGGGAAGGACGAAGTGGCGCTCCAGGTGACATTCCAGGCACTGATTGATAGACCAGGTTCGTACTGGACGTGCTTGCCGACCTATTCTCAGTGCAGAAAGGCGCTTTGGGCGGCAGTCAATCCGCACACGGGAGTTCGACGTCTTTCTGAGGCATTCCCGGAGGAACTGAGGGAGTCGACAAATGAAAATGAGATGTTCATCAGATTTAAAAACGGCTCAACCTGGCAGCTAATTGGCGCGGATCAATACAACACGCTTGTCGGCGCATCTGTCGCTGGCGTCACGTTCAGTGAATGGGCACTGAGCAACCCTTCGGCCTGGGGCTACATATCGCCTATGCTGCGCGAGAATAACGGCTGGGCGATGTTCATCACAACGCCGAGAGGAAAGAACCACGCATACGATATGTATAATTATGCGCGCAAAACTGATGGCTGGTTTGCCGAGGTCTCCAGCGCCATGGACACTGGCGCGTTCGCAACTGCGCAACTTGACGAGATCAAGGCCGAATATGTGGCATTATATGGCCGCGACTTTGGCTCGGCTCAATTTGAGCAGGAATATATGTGTTCCTTTGAAGCCGCCATATTGGGTAGTTTCTACGGTACTGAGCTGGCGGCGGCGCGCTCAGAAGGTCGCATCTGCGATGTGGCATACGATCCAGACCTGCCGGTGATGACTGTCTGGGACATTGGCTATTCGGACGATACGGTTATTCTGTTCGTTCAGATCATCGCCAATGAGGTTCGGATCATCGATACTTATAGCTCGAACGGGCAGAATTTGGCTCATTACGCTGGAGTTATTTCCGGCAAGCCTTATGAGTATTCGAGGCATGTGCTGCCTCATGACGCTCAGGCCAAGACGCTCGCGGCGGCTGGGCGGTCAGTATATGAGCAGTTCACGAAAGATTATGACCTAAAGAACGTCACGATACTGCAAAACAGAAATACCGAAATGCAGGGCATACTAGCCGCCAGGCACCTATTCTCTAGGTTATGGATAGACCAGGATCAGGAAGATTTCCTCAACGCTCTGGGTCAATTCAGGCGTGAATGGGACGACGACAAGAAATGCTTCAGAGATCGCCCTGTCCACGATTGGACAAATCACTTTGCTGACGCCTTGAGATATCTGTCATGGGTCTGGAAAGAGCCGGTCAGAAAGAAAGACCCCGTCCAAAACCCCACGCTAAACATCGGCGGTAAATCCACCATGACGATGGGCGACCTGATGAAGTCGGTAAAACAACGGCATGTTTACGACTAGGTTGCAATTATTCTTGAATTCGTGCCATTATTGATTTAGAGGGCATTATGAAGAAAATTATGAAGCCGAAGAAGAACAGCGGAATGATCGCCGCGCTGACCGGTAAACCCAAGAAGGGCGGCTATGCAGGATAATTCGTATCAGTCTGAAGAAGGCACCCTGGTCACGCCAGCGGATGCAGGTAAAGGCTCGCCCGGCGTTGTTGCGCGGTGGATCGCAGAGTTAGACCTGAGTGACAAGGTCGAAGCGAATTGGCGATCCCGCGCGAAGGACGTGGCCGCTCGATACCGCGACGAGAAGTCCAAGTCGTCTCAGGGCGGTCGCTATGCTGGCGCAAACCGATACAACATCCTGTATTCCAACATTCAGACCATCTGCCCGGCGTTATACAATCAGTCTCCCAAGCCTGACGTCCGGCGGAGATACCGTGACGCTGACCCGATTGGCAAAGAGATAGCTGACGTTCTGGAACGCGCATTGTCCTACACGATGGACGAGTGCAACTTCGACCGCTACATGAGAATGGCTATTAAAGACCAGCAACTATGCGGTCGCGGCGTCACACGGGTACGTTACGACCCGGTGTTCGCGGAGGAGCCTGATGATGAAGGCGGCATGTACGACGATCTGAAAGGCGAAGAGGTCAAGTTTGAGCATATAAACTGGGCTGACTTTCGACATGGCCCAGGTCGCATATGGGAGGAGGTCGAGTGGATTGCCTTCCGGCATTTGATGACACGCGACGACTTGACGTCCAAATTCGGTGAGAAGATCGGCGACGAGGTTACGCTGGATTACTCACCAATCGGCATGGAAGACAAGGACGGCGACGAGGTAGCCAATACGTTTAAACGCGCTACGGTCTGGGAAATATGGTCACATCGCGACAAGGAAGTGATATTCATATCCAAGAGCCTGAAAGAACGGCCCCTGAAAGTCGATCCTGACCCGTTGCAACTGGCTAATTTCTTTCCGACGCCGCGTCCCATCTACGCGACCGAGAATACCGACAGCCTTGTCCCCGTCGAGCCATTCCGGTTCTACAAGGACCAAGCCGACGAGTTAGACAACATCACGCGCCGCATCAGCGGAGTCATTGCAGCCTGTAAGGTGCGCGGCATCTACGACAGCACCATCACAGAGATGTCTAACCTGATGGACGCTGGCGAGAATATGATGGTCCCGGCGCAGGATGTGTTGCCTCTGATGCAGTCCGGAGGACTAGGCAACGCGATCTGGATGTGGCCGATTGAGAAGATTGCTGGCGTCCTGGGCGAGCTATACAACCAGCGTGAGCAGATCAAAACGACGGTATATGAGATCACCGGCATTGCCGACATTATGCGCGGTTCGTCGTCGTCGTCAGAGACTCTGGGCGCGCAGCAACTCAAAGTGCAATTTGGCACGATGCGCCTGGACGACATGAGCCGCGACGTTCAACGCTATGCCCGCGATCTGATCCGCATTGCGGCAGAGATTATCTCAGAGCAGTTTAGCCCTGATAGTCTTGCCATGATGACTGACGTTAAACTGCCCAGCCAAGAAGAAAAGATGCAGGCGCAGCAACAAGCTCAGATGATGGGGCAGCAGCAGCAACCCATTCCGGGGATGTTGCAGGAGGTGCTAGATAAACCTACTTGGGACGAATGCCTGCAAGTATTGCGCGACGACAAACAGCGATCTTATCGTGTCGATATCGAGACTGACGCGACTGTGTCTGGCGACCAGGCGTCGGACCAGAAGGCTATGACCGAGTTGTTGCAGGGCGTATCGTCATTTATCGGAAACGCTGGCCCGGCGGTTGCCGCTGGTTATCTACCGTTGGAAGCTGCCAAGACTATGCTGATGTCGGCGGTGCGTCGATTTAAGATGGGCCGCGAAGTCGAAGACGCCTTGGACATGATCGGCGAAGATCAACAGGGCGGTGGAGATGAGGCGGCGCAACAACAGCAACAAGCCGCCCAACAGGCGGAACAACAGGCTGCGCAACAAGAGCAAGCTGCTGCCGCGCAAGAAGCGCAGATGAAGATGCAGATGGACCAGCAGAACGCCGCGCTCAAAGCGCAAGAGGTGCAGCAAAAGGCGCAGCTTGAGCAAGCCAAGATGGAACTGGAATCGTCTTCCAAGC